CTTGAATTTAAAGATATGTTCATTGATGGAACGGCGCACATTGATACGCTTGATGTTGATGTAAATGCTACGGTTGGCGGTACGCTTGGTGTAACTGGCGCAACGACATTAGCGGCAACTTCCTTTGGTGATGCTGATATTACGAATGTTGGCAACATCGCTCTTGATAGTATTACGGCTGACGGTTCTACTATTACAATAACAGGCAATACAACATTTGCTGATGGTTCGTATGATTTTGATGTAGCAAGTCACGATGGAACAAACGGTTTAAAACTTGGTGGTACGCTTGTAACTTCTACAGCAGCAGAGTTAAATATATTAGATGGCGTGACTTCTACAGCTGCGGAACTGAATATCTTAGATGGTGTTACATCTACGGCTGCTGAATTAAACATATTGGACGGCGTTACAAGCACGGCTGCGGAGTTAAATATTCTTGATGGTGTGACGGCAACGGCTGCGGAACTAAACGCCCTGGACGGTATTACGGCTGTGGTAGGAGAGCTTAATGCCTTAGACATAGGTAGTACAGCAGTAGGTACAGCGGTAGCTTCTAAAGCTGTAATATTAGATTCTGACAAAGATTATACAGGAATTAGAAACTTTACAATTACAGGCAATCTGACTGTAGGTGGCACAACAACGGTTGTTGATACGGTTACGATGAACGCACAAAACGCTGTAGTTTTTGAGGGAGCTACGGCTGACGATCACGAAACAACTCTAAGTATTGTTGATCCAACGGCCGATAGAACACAGTATTTAATTAACCAGGGCGGTTATATTCCGTTGCTTGCAGCAGTAACAACAACTGCAATTACATCTACTCCAGAAGAACTTAACATTATGGACGGTGGCAATTCCGCTTCATCTGTTACACTTGCTGACGCTGATAGAATTATTGTCAACGATAACGGCACGATGAAGCAAGTCGCTTTAACAACATTGAATACTTATATTGGTGGAAGTACAACAACGGTAGGTGCATTAAATAGCGGTAGTATAACTTCTGGTTTCGGTTCAATAGATAATGGATCGTCAGCTATTACAACGACAGGCACAGTTACCTTTGGAAGTTTATCAGATGGTACGATAACGGCTACAGCTTTTGTCAATGAAAATAATATGTCATCAAATTCAGCAACGCTTATTCCAGTCCAATCATCTGTAAAAGCCTACGTAGATTCTGTAGCAGGGTCTGCAAACAACATTGTTGGACTTACCGCTACGGCTGCGGAACTAAATATACTTGATGGAGATACAACGCCTGCTACTGTAACGGTTGTTGATGGCGATGGTTTAATTTTAAATGATGGTGGAAACGGTGGAACTCTGAAGCAAATTACTGTTCAATCACTATCTGCTTACCTGGACGATGAAATTACGGCAATGCCTAACCTTGTAAGTACAGGTGCTTTAGATAGTGGCTCTATTACTTCTGGCTTTGGAAATATAAACATAGGCTCTTCTACAATTACAAGTGGTGGTGGTACTTTTTCTGGTGATATAACAACAACAACTCAAATTGCAATAGGTCAGACAGCAACAAATGCTGCTATTGATATTGCTGCTACAAGCAAAGGTGCTTGGACAACAGGCAATCAATACACCTACCCAACAGGTAATGCTTATATAAATATTGCAGGAACACCAGCAGAACATAACTGGATTGGAATTGCAGGAGCATATGGAGCAACAGCAGGTTCAGCTAATCTTATGCTTCAAGCCAACGTAAATAACACATCACAACAAGCGGGTAATTACATAGGTTCTGAAGCCCAAGGTGTAGCCGACGCTGATATAACTATTGGTAAACTCGTTGGTGGCTCAAGCACAGGTGCAAGGGCTACAAAAACAGAACATATGCGTATCGACTCGTCAGGCAATGTTGGGATCGGTACAACAACTCCAATACAGTCTAGTGAATTAAGCGTTGCCGGAAGAATTGGTTTTGGTACATCAACTTCTAAAAATTTACTTGGAGATTTTGGTACATCAGATACTTATATGATTAACTACAACGCTGGAACAATAAGATTTCATACAGGTGGCGGTGCAGCAGGTAATGAGCGTATGCGTATCGCTAATTCTGGTCAAATCGGAGTAGGTTCTACACTTAGCTATGGAACATCTGGTCAGGTCTTAACGTCTGGCGGTGCTTCTGCTGCTGCTACTTGGGCTGATGCAGGTGGTGGTGGTATGTACGAACTTGTAACAACTACAACTATGTCTGGTGCAAGTTCTGCTGAATTTACTGTGAGCTACGATAGAGATTTTTATTTTACTCTTGAAAACCTTTCTAGAACTAGTGGTACTGGTGGTATTACTCTTCAAGCAAAAGGTGCAGGAGATTCTGGTTTTGGAAGTTATGGAGATGCAAATTTCAGAGTAGCTTATTTTTATTTTACAAGTGGTGGCAGTCATGCTTCAGCAGGGTTAAACTCAACTGAAGTAACACTCTCACAAGACAATTTTTCTGAAACTAATGACGCAATTTATGGACATGGATTTATGCGTTACCATCAAGCTAATAGTAAATATGCAAAATTTGACATTGAAATTTCAAATGGAACTGGAACAACAACCGCTTTAAGAAATTATACTTCAGGTCTAATACGAGAAACTAATCAAGTTACAACATTAAAAATTTTTCCAGCAGGTAGTGGCAATATAAATGGTATTATTCGTCAATATAGAAGGGTTCAATAAATGGCTAAACATTATAAAGATGGCGTAGAGTATACACCTGATTGGGATATTCCAACAGAAGAAGAACAAGCAGCTCTTGCATTAAAAGTTGGAAGCCAAATGGCTCGCACGAAACGTAATGCTTTACTACAAGAAACAGATTGGATGGCATGTTCTGACTACAATATGTCAGATTCATGGAAAACATATCGTCAAGAATTGCGTGACCTACCTGCAGCAGATGGGTTCCCTGACGTAGATTTTCCAACAAAACCTAGTTAGGAGTAGAGCATGGCAATAACATGGAAAATTAATTCTGTAGATTACACAGTAAATGGATCAAAAGGAACGAATCAAATATCTACTATTCATTGGAGTTGCAGTGATACTGAAACTATCGGTAGTGGCGAAGATGCTGTATCTCACTCAGGCTATCGGTATGGTGCAATCGCTTGTCCAGACCCATCTGGATCATTTATTGCTTACGCTGACGTAACAGAAGCAAACTGTATAACATGGGTAAAAGCATTGCTTGGTTCAGATGAAGTTACAGCTACTGAAACATTTGTAACTGCACAAATAACAGAATCAAAAACACCAACAACAGGAACAGGTACACCATGGTAGATAATGTAATTAAAATCAATGGCACAGATCACGACGTAGATACTATGTCAGATGAGCAAAAGCATATAATCAATCAGATCAAAGTGTGCCAAGCAAAAACAAATAGCTTGAAAGCAGAGTTACAAATATTTGAGGTTAGCCTTCAAGGCTTTACCAATGCTTTAATTAAAAGCGTAGAGCCAGAAGAAGTTAAGGAAACAGTAGCTAATTAAATGAAAGTGCTTGAACTTAAAGCTGCGTTAGACACACACAAAGCTGTCAGTGAAGAGAGATGGCTAGAAATAATTAGTCGTGTCAAGAGGTTAGAAATGGTGCTTATAGGTTCAGCAGGCACGACAATAGTTTTGCTTTTAAGTTTGGTAATCAAAGGCTAGGATTTTCAAAATGGTTGTGGGGGAAGTACTGGCAGGCATGGCCCTGGTCAGAAGTGGTGTGGATTTTATAAAAGGTAACATCACAGCCGCACAAGACATTGGTAAGTTTGTATCAGCCATTGATAATATTTTAGATGGCGAAGATCAGATTCAGAAACGCAGATCTGGCAAGGCTGGCGTTGGTGGTATTGCAGATCAGTTTGGTATTAAAACAACGGCACATGAAGTCATTGATGCGAAGCTTGCAGCTGAGCAACGGTATGAAATGTCTTTGCTCATAGACCACCGTTTTGGAAATGGAACCTGGGCTGAGATTGTTGCCTTACGAGCCAAGCGCATACAGGAAGCGAAGGAAGAAGCAAAGCGCATACAAAAAGAACGAGCTGCGAAACAACAAGAAATAATAGAAATTGGTATGGTTATCGCTGTGGTTGTCGTAGCGGCTGGAGCGTTGATCGGACTGCTTTATGTTTTTGCACGAAACTAAATGTTTGACCTTGGCAATCGGCAATTAATCTTCATAACGATTGGAGTTTTTATCGTCACTTATCTTAAAGTAATACATGAACCACCAGCATGGATGTTATTGAAATGAAACAGAAAAAAGAACCAAAGAAACTACAGCCAGGAAGTGCCTGGGAACAGTTTGATCTTGACCAAGACGGAACAGTATCGGACGGTGAATTGGCAATGGCTCAGAAGATCGAGCAGTTAGAACATGATCGAGAGATGCACCGCAACCTTGATTCACAAATGGATCAACAAAGACTAATGGCCTGGGTAGCGATGGGTTCGATGGTGCTTTTTACAGGCTTATTATTTTTACCGCAACTGGATGGTTCTAAGATCATTAACTTTAGCGGAATACTTAATACATTCTATGTTTCACAGGCCGCTGTTGTCAGCGTGTTTATGGGAGCTACGGCTTACAGTAAAAGCAAGAATGGTAAATAGGTAAGTGCCAAATCAACCTGTAAAAGAAGAAGATCACCCACTTACTTTAGGAGCTGATCGGCATATATCTGTTCCAATCAGTTCTTTGATTTCGATTGTTATAGCTACGTCTGTTGCTACAATTTTATATTTTCAAGTTACGAGTCGGCTCGACAAACTAGAATATGACAGGGATTTGATAGCGATTGAAGTTGAAGAAAATGACAGTTGGATAGATAACTTTGCTCCACCACCGGCTGTGCAAGATACTGTTCAGCGAGTGCGTGAATTGGAAAAGGAATTACTTATTATGAAATATGATCTTCAAAGATTGAAGTCTGAGTAAGGCATGATAGCACAGCTACTAGGTGCAGCTGGTGGATTAGCGTCTACATGGCTAGAAGGCCGTCAGGAAGCCGCTAAGAGCAAGTCAGCTATAGCCAAGGCTAAAGCAGAAGCAGAAGCGAAGGTGATGGTTTCTGCCGCCACAAGCACGGCTAAGTGGGAACGCATTATGGCTCAAAATTCTAGCGATAGCTGGAAGGACGAAGCCTGGACAGTTTTATTTATATTAATCATAGGCGCAAACTTTGTGCCGTTTCTACAGCCCTACATCGAGCAAGGCTTCATTGCTTTAGATAAATGCCCAGCATGGTTTCAATGGGCAATGTACGCATCAATAGGTGCAAGCTTTGGTATTCGTGGATTAAAAGGATTTAAGAAATGAACATAGATAGACTACGCAAACAACTTGAGATTGATGAAGGTTGCAAGTACGAAATATATTTAGATCATCTAGGGCTTCCTACGTTTTCTATTGGAGTGTTAGTTACTGAAGATATGCCAGAGTATGG